AAAATCACCATCGGTAATTCCGGCAAGGATTATCTTGCCAAACTTCTGGCGCGTATCGCCTATGATGGATTCGATTTTCCGGCCATGCCGGTTAACCTGCGAGTTGGAATATTTAATGCGTTCTTCCGTGGTCGGCATCCGGTATCTTATTTTAATTTTTCCTCCGGCAATATTGTCGTCGAATGTTACTTCACATGGTTCGTCTGATAATATTCTTGGCATTGTCTTTTCTCCTCCCGTTTTTTTTGTTTCCTGGATTGCCCGGTCAACCGGCATTCGCCAGTCTCCGAGCCGGGCAATGACAGATTTTATTATTTCTTGAACAAGGGGTTGCAACCCCTTGTTCTGTCGCTCCGCTACGCGGCGTAACTCGCTTGCAGATTCTGCACGATGATAATTGCAGATCCGTAGGTATCATCTTGCAGCACCTGGATATCGCCCGCTTCGGCCAGCCGTTTCCCATCGACGGATATCGGCGCTTTGAGAAGCGCGCATCTCGGGAATATGTATTCAGCCTGGTAGTAATACGTGGCATCATAAAGAGCGCCCATAGCCTTGACATAAAGCCCGAAAGTATCGTTGTCGATTATGTGGCGCTGCATGATGAATTCACGAAATTCACGGTCGAGTTTGATTGTCTGCATTCTGCCGCCGCGCATGTATCTGTTGCCGTATTGACCTCCCGCACCGGGCACAAACTGCACCTCGCCGTTGTTGTTCAACGTGTGTTCCAGCGATTTTATTTCGGAGGTCAGCGACCGTCCACCTTGAAACGTTGTACCGTTCCATGTGCCGCCCACATTGAATATGGTCGATGCCATTTCCAGCGGCGATTCGTTGACACGGGCCGGGAGCGTCATCCAGGTTGTCTCCGTTGCGATGTAAAGAATTTCATAAGACACCGGGGTGACTGTTCCGCCGGGCGATGTAATCGTGATCACTGCGGGAGCGGCGCCGGAGACCGCGGAATAGGCCACTTCCGTGTACACGCCGGGCGTCAGTTGGACCCGAATGCGATGCACATTATCCAGACGGGTTGCCGCATCCGCGCCTTGCACGCCATTGGCGGTCAGCGTCAGGGATACGGCATTTCCGGCAGCGGAAAGAGTTTCTTTGATGACGTTGTCGGTATATTTACCGGTGCCCTTGACACTGGCGGAAATTTTGACAAACGAATCACGCGAAAAATTCGTCGTCACGGAATCAACAAACATCGAGGCGAAGCGTCTCTTGGCCACCTGATTGCCATAGCGCTGCACAGCCGTGAATGAAGGATTATCGCGATTGGAATCCACTGATCCGGCAATCGGCGTAATGACGTGTTTTTTTCCTGCGCCCAGCGTGGTGGATACGACATTGCCCATTCCGTAACCCATCAGAAAGGCGATATCCTGCGGCTGGGCCATATCATGCGCGGCAGGCCACATGGACAGATTGCCACGGTTATAAATCACATCTACCTCTTCCTTCCCATGTGCCTCATTGTCGTTATTCTGTCTGCGCGGATCGATATCGAGCAGGCTGCCCATATTCCACAGCATGGTAGTATCGAGCGTCTGCTCGGTATTTATCGCCGTTTCCCTCAGCTTGGCGGACACCGCGATGACATTGTTTGAAGCCATAAAATCTCTACCCATAATGATTAGTTAACCTCCTTCTTTATCATTCCCGCAAAGGCGTGAATCCAGTTTGTTTTTCACCCTCCCTCAATCCCTCCCCTCGAAGGGAGGGAAGTCAAGAGAATGGATTATTTACTTGTCCTTTTCTTTTGCCCGTCAATGTCCGCAGGTGCATCTACTGCCGCTTCCGGGATCACGTAAAATTTCGCGGCTTCCTGTGATGGAATTGCATCATACGCAATTCCGCTCTTAAAACTTTTTCCGGCCATTTCCCCGTCGATAACGGTGAAGCCCTGAACTCCATCTTTTAATTTGTATTGTGCCATGATTTTTTAACCCCCTATTTTTAATTTCCTGGATTCCCCGGTCAACCGGCATTCGCCAGTCTCCGAGCCGGGGAATAACAGATTTTATTATTTCTTGAACAAGGGGTTGCAACCCCTTGTTCTGTCGCTCCGCATTCGCTCTTCACGCCTTTATTCCGTTGCTACCAGCACATTTTCCATGCTGTATGTAAGGCCGTAAGCAATGATACCTCCCTCCGCCATGAGGAGATCTTCTAGTTTGGGCCGAAGAAAACCATACGCGCCTATTTGATGCCCGGTTAATTGGTCCCGGACGGATTCAATGATTGTGTACGCGGCGGCAGATGCGTCCTCCCTGCTCTTCTGGTTCTGGACAATTAAAATGAGCAGATAGTCCAGCGATGATATTGTTGGTTCGCCGACCTGATCGAACGGTTCAAATCTCGCACCTTGATAAACCACATGCAAGGATGGCATCTTCTGCGGCATTTTCAGCAGGGAATCAACGTCCCCCTGCCAGGCATTCGCACTTTTTACCCCTACAATGGCGGTCAGTTGTGCGATTATGTTGTTTTGTATTGTTTCCAGCATTTTGGTCCTTCCATCATCCCGCTATGCTATCGGGATAGTTCGCTTGATGATCACTAGAATCCCTTCATCTTATCAAGGGTAAATATACGCTCCGCGCTGTTGGACATCGCGGCATCGTTGGCTGTTGACGGTGCGGGCGTTGTCGCTCCGAGTTGCGAAATTTTCCCTTCGGATACTTTTTCGAGAAAGCGTATTGCCGCGTCTTTGCGTTCCTTGCGTATTTCCGGCAGAGCCAGATCGCTTCGGGAATAGAGATTATAAACCGCGATATCCACCGATAACTCGGCAACCTTATCCGGTACCGGGTCAAATGGAGTTGGATTCTGGCAATAGGCGTCGATTGTGGAATCGGCATTGGTAATTGCCTTGGTTACTTTTACAACATCGACTTCGCCGAGACCCGCATCGTCGGTGAGCTGAATTAACGTATTTTGGCCTATGAGTTCTGTAATATCTGACGGTGTGCAATAAGACATTTTTTATCTCTCCTACGTAAACGTATAATACTTATCGATCTTCTTGATCGTGGTCAGGAACGGAACTTCCGCCTGGTACTGCTTCGCCTGATCGGTAAGCACGCCCGATCCGGTAAAGGCCACATATCGTTTTCCGTCCATCATAAACTGTATTGTTAAACATGCTTCCGTTCCCTTGTTGCCGTATTTGCTGGGTTTGATTCTTACTGCCAGCACTTCAATTTCTTTGTTCAGTATCGCATCGATTTTTATCTTGTCGCCGTCGAGCGGAATATGCTCTTTGGCGAAATCACTGAACCGTTTCGATCCCTCCATTATAATCAATCGCCTTTCGCAGTGTATCCAACCTGAGATGTAGTTGCAGGTTGCGGCTGTTAGACCATTTGAGCCAGCCGGTAATAGATGCCAGCGTCGACCGGTATTGCTCTGCCGTGATCCGGCACTTCGCCAGCAGTGCGGGCAGAACGCGCAGTCGCCGTTTCATCCGGGTGGCCGTGGATGTGCGCAGCAGGATATGATCCGAAAAATGCCGGTACCCCAGGAAATCAACGCCGCGCGAAACCGGGAATAAATCGCATTTGCTCATCGACAGTTTTAACTTCGATATCAGAAATTCCTCGATGATTTTGGCCATGCGGCCCAGGTATTTTTTATCATCATGGAAAATAAGAAAGTCATCGCAATAGCGGATATAGGCTTTCACCTGATGTTCGTGCTTTAAAAACTGATCCAGTTCGTTGAGATAAAGATTTCCCATCCACTGGCTTGTATAGTTGCCGATGGGCACGTTCTTTCCGTCCGGTACGCTGTAAATGATATCCTTCAAAAGTCGGAGCGTATCGGGACATTTGATTTTTTTCTGCACGATCGCGAATAAAATATCGTGATCCACGGATGGATAAAATTTGCGGACATCCATTTTCAAACAGTATTTGAATTTACGCACGAAACCCATTGTACGGCGACTGCCGGAATGAATGCCGCGTCCGGGCAGGCAGGCATACGAATCGGCAATAAATAAACCGCTCCAGATCGGCTCCAGAACACGCATGAGAGCGTGATGTATGATTCTATCCGGATAAAACGGCAGATCGAAGATCTGGCGCGTCTTTGGCACGTGAATATACATTGTCCGGTACGGCGATGTCGTGAAAGTTTTATTGATCAGCATCTCGCGGATCTCCGTGCAGACCGCATCCAGATTATCCTCGCAGCGGCGGATGACGTTCTTCTTTTTTTTGCCGCGCTTGGCATCAAAAAACGCCTGCCGGATGTTTTCCGGATCTGTAATTTTTTCAAATAAATTTCCGTGTCTTTTCATTTTTTAATTATTGCCGGTAACTTTCGATTGCTCTACTAACTCCCGGCAATCCCCGTTATGTGTTTTGCCGCTTGTGAGCGACAAGGCCAAAAGATCCAGCCAGGTGGAGTTGCTGCTTTGATCCTGTATCCGACGCGAAGCGAGCCCCGATATTCGTATTCGTATTCCAGCGATAGTTATTCGCATTCCGATAACGCGAACCGCAATTCGTGCCATTATTCCAATTACCGCCAGCGAGCAGCTTCGTCATTGATCCTCCAGCCTAAAATCAGCGCGCGTGTGACGCGCACTCGTGTTATCGTTATCTTGCAACTCACATTGGCTCCGACGCGAAGCGAGCCCCGAGAGACGCATTCGGAGCCCAGCGAGAGTAATACGCAATCCGATAACGCGAACCGCAAAGCGGGCCAAGATACCAATGACCGCCAGCGAGCAGCTTAACGTCTCCATATAGCCCCTGTCG